CGACACTTACCGAGACACACACCGTGAAAGTTTCCGACGACTTTTTGGCAGTACTTGAGCCAGAAACTGACAGCTCTACTTCTGGCGAGCCGTACCTGCGTCCAAACAAGATTGAACCAGGTAGCCCTGCTGTTTTTGCTTTGCTTGAGGAAGACCCCCTTGAGTATTGGCTGGTTTGGGGCACCCCAAAAGATGGCGGCAACAACAAACCTTTCCGATTCCTTGAAAAGCCCTCTGATGAGGACATTGAGCTGGAATTGGGGCGGGACTACACCCGTGCGTTGAACTACGACAAAACCGCTGAGGACAAGCCGTATAAGTGCTTGACCTGGCCGGTTTACAACTGGGAAGAGAAGCGCGTGCAAGTGCTTGAGGTTACTCAGATCTCAATCTCTCGCCAGTTCGTTAAATATGGTCTGCATAAGACCTACAGCAAAAACCTTCTCGACTGGGACTTCCAGATGGAGAAAGGCAATGTTGGTGGCAAGACCAAGTATGACCTGATGGTGATTCCTCGGGATGAGGATGAGCACGATGACATTCAGATGGCAAAGGATTGGAAGGCTGCTCAAAAGGCAGGCTTTGACCTGAATCGTCTGATCACTGGTGGCGATCCTTTCAAAGAGGCTTGAGCTTGTCTCACTGAACATCTTTGCTGTTCATAGACAGTCAATACACGATTGGAGGGCTACGGCCCTCTTTTCTTGTGCTATTTTGCAGATGCCTGTGCTTTAGCGCATTGGCAAATCTCTCCTCTGCTATTCCTTCTATGGATATGCCTTCTCTTGAAACTCTTGAACAGCCTGATTCAGGCATGTTCGTGTCTGCAGTTGTCACTGAAGTCCCTGACAACAAGAGTTACGTCTTTGGTATGTTTCGCGAAAGCGGAACGAGGAACGACCTGCCCTTTTCCAAGGGCGATGGAGCGTTTATTTGGCTCAATGGCCATCCCAAGGACAACATTCGCACTGGCATGATCATTCATGTCGCTGACCTGCGCGAATCGAATTCATGGAAAAAGCCTGGCGACAAAAAATACTGTGCCAATTTGGCTCCAATCGAGTTTCAGCCTGAGCTTTCAGCTGAACCTATTGAGCCCGTTCAGCAGGCTGAGCCAACAACGCATGAATGGAAGGATTCAACCATGACGCCAGCAATTCAAAAAGTGGTTGATTCGGCCATTCAAAAGCGTAAGGCTGAGATGCTGGACCTAAGCGCTCGTTTAACCGTTACTCGAACGTTCAAGGGTACAAAGGCGAAGTACCTCAACTTTCTTTCCGCATCTGTAGGCAGTCCAAGTGAAGCCCTTGAGGCTTGCATTGAGTTCTGCTACGACCAAAACTTTGGTTTTTAGCGGCTGGGGGCCTTGCGCCCCCTCTCTTTGCATGTAAGTTAGTGTCGGGTAGATGCGTCTATGGAACCACCCAAGACAGTTATGACATTCATGGAAGACGGTTGCGTCTCTGTGACTGTCGGTCATTTAACTGGGGTGGTTTCTAGCGCTCATCTCGTGGAGCCCAAAGAAAATCAGCTCCGTCAACGGTGGCTGGAAGAGAACGCCATTCATGACGACTGATACACAAGACGCCTTAGCTTCACTGCGTCAATGGCAGTTGGAGCAAGACAACTCAGGAAGATTCCGTGTTTACAGGGATCAACATGGGCAGATTTACCACTCTGTGACCCATATCCTGAAGAACACCGCCCCTCAATCACAGAAGGATGCACTGGAGCGCTGGTCACAACGTGCTGGCAGTGGTTTGGAGCGTGACATTGCTTGTGACCGTGGGACCATTGCTCATG